CGGCGGAACTCCCCGGCATCGTCGATGAAGTCGTCACCTTGGCCGAGATCAAGGCCGAAGACGGCAGCAGCTACCGCGCCTTCGTCTGCCACACCGTCAATCCCTACGGCGTCCCGGCCAAGGACCGATCCGGCCAGCTCGAGCTGCTGGAGCCGCCGAATCTGGCCGCACTGATCGCCAAGTGCGCCGCCGCCACCCGCATTCCCCCATCCACCCAGGAGTAAGCCATGACCGCTTGGAACGATTTCAACGACGCCGAACAACAGCAAAGCTTCGACCTCATCCCCAAGGGCACGCTCGCCCGCGTGCGCATGACGATCAAGCCCGGTGGCTTCGATGACCCGGCGCAGGGCTGGACCGGTGGCTGGGCCACGCAGAGCTTCGAGACGGGTTCCGTCTATCTCGCCGCCGAGTTCGTGGTGCTGGAGGGCGACTACGCCCGCCGCAAGCTCTGGAGCAACATCGGCCTCTCCAGCCCCAAAGGCCCGGCCTGGGGCCAGATGGGGCGCAGCTTCGTGCGCGCGGTGCTCAATTCCGCGCGCCACGTCCACCCCCAGGACATGAGCCCGCAGGCGGCCGCCGCACGGCGCATCCAGGGCTTTCATGAGCTCGATGGCATCGAGTTCCTCGCCCGCATCGACGTCGAGAAAGACGGCCGCGGGGAACTGAAGAACGTCGTCCGAAACGCCGTCGAGCCCGACCACCCGGACTACGCCCGGCTGATGGGCGTGCCGCCCAAGACCCCGGGCAGCGGCTCCTCCGGTGCGCCGGCGGCGGTCGTCCCGCCCCGCGCGATGCCCGTCCCCGCCGTCGCGCAGCGTCCCGCCGTGCCGGGCAAGCCGGCCTGGGCGCAGTGAGCCGGCACAGCGCAAGGAGGGCGGCAGTGAATGAAGTGTTGGGTCTGCAAACGACAGGCGCGCGGCTACGGTCACCTGGATTCTCGCCATCCGGTGGGCGACGCCCGGCGCTATCCCATCGACTGGGTGTTCTGCTCGCGGCGCTGCCAGCAGGCGTTCCACGCGCTCTACGGCCACTGGTTGCGGGTGCAGGAAGGCCGCATCGACAAGACGGAGGTCGCGATGATCGATCCGTCTGACGTCGAACTGGCCGCGATGCGGAAGTGCCTCAAGGCCTTCGGCGAGGCGGCCGAGAGCATCGGCTTCGACAAGCCGCTCGGGGCGTACTCGGAAGCCGAAGCGCTGCAGGTGATCGACGCCATCGTCACCGGCTACACCGAGGCGATGGTCGCGCACCACGAGGCGAGCAAGTATCCGCCGGTGCGCGGGCTCAAAGACCCCGTGTCCGACCCCTTCGCGGACCTGGAAGACGACCTGCCGTGGGAGGCGCCGGAGTCGGCAAAAAAGGAGGCGCGGCGATGATGGACTTCAACGCCTCCAAGGGCTTCTCGGGCCAGCTGACAGCGCTGATCGACGCCGGGATGCAGCGAACCCGCGCGGCCCAGCCGCGCCGCACCTACCTGGGTGCCTCGCGCCTGGGAGCGGCTTGCGAGCGGCAGCTGCAGTACGAGTCCGCCGAAGCTCCGGTCGACCCAGGCCGCGAGACCGACGGCCGTCTGCTGCGCGTCTTCGAGCGCGGCCATGTGATGGAGGACTGCATGGCCGCCTGGCTGCGCGAAGCAGGCTTCGATCTGCGCACGCGCAACGACGCCGGCGAGCAGTGGGGCTTCTCGGCACTCAACGGTCGCCTGCAGGGCCACGCCGATGGCGTCCTCGTCGCCGGGCCGGATCTGGGGCCGGGCTTCGGCTACCCCGCGCTGTGGGAGAACAAAGCCTTGAGTGCGAAGTCCTGGCGAGAACTCGAGAAGAAGCGCCTCGCCGTAGCCAAGCCCATCTACGCCGCGCAGGTGGCGATCTACCAGGCCTATCTCGGCCTGCACGAGCAGCCGGCGCTGTTCACGGCTGTGAACGCCGACACCATGGAGATCTACGCCGAGCGGGTGCTGTTCGATGCCCTGCTTGCGCAGCGCATGTCCGATCGGGCTGTCAAGGTCATTACCGCCACCGAGGCGGGCGAGTTGCTGCCGCGCGCGTTTGCCGATTCCACCCACGTCGAATGCCGGATGTGCCCCTGGCAGGACCGGTGCTGGAGGGGCCAGTCATGACGATCGCCTCGTTGTCTGAAGTGCTGGGCGAGCGCCTGATCGACGCCCGTGAGGCCGCGCACGCGCTGAACCTGCCGCTGTACTGGCTCACCCACGCCAAGGAGCGTCGGCGTCTGCGGCTGCCGCATTACCGGGTCGGCAAGCTGCTGCGTTTCAAGCTCACCGAACTCGTGGCCTGGATGCACGACGCGCAGGTCAGCGGCATCGCGCAGCGCCGTCATGGGGAGGAGGCCGATGCTGGACTTCAATGACTCCACCCCCCATGCCGAAGCCGTGGCCGCCGAGCGCCGTGAGGCGGTGCGAGCCGCCCTGCTCGGGCGTTTGGAGGGGCTGCTGTCCCTGCTGTTTCCTGCCGGTCGCACGCGCCGCGGCAGGTTCCTCATCGGCGACGTGCTGGGCAGCCCCGGCGACAGCCTGGAAGTGGTGCTCGCCGGCGACAAAGCGGGCCTGTGGACCGACCGGGCCACGGGCGAAGGCGGCGACGTCTTCGACCTCCTCGCCGCCCATCACGGGCTCGATGCCGAGCGCGACTTCGCGCGCGTCCTCGACTTGGCGGAAGACCTCGTCGGCCGCGTTTCCGCGGCCCCGGCGTCCCGCCGCCGGACAAACCGGCAGACGCCGCTGGACGAACTCGGCCCCGCCACCGCCAAGTGGGACTACCTCGACGCGCAGGGGCGGCTCATCGCCGTCGTCTACCGCTACGACCCGCCCGGGCGCAAGAAGGAATTCCGGCCCTGGGACGCCAAGCGGCGCAAGATGGCTCCGCCCGAGCCGAGGCCGCTCTACAACCAGCCGGGGATGACCCGTGCCGAGCAGGTGGTGCTGGTCGAGGGCGAGAAATGCGCGCAGGCGCTGATCGACGCCGGGGTATGCGCCACCACCGCGATGCACGGGGCGAATGCCCCGGTGGACAAGACCGACTGGTCGCCGCTCCAAGACAAAGCCGTGCTGATCTGGCCCGACCGCGACAAGCCGGGCTGGGAGTACGCCATGGCCGCCGCGCAGGCGGCACTGGCCGCCGGCGCCGCCTCGTGTGACGTGCTGCTGCCACCGGAGGACCGGCCCGAAGGCTGGGACGCCGCCGACGCCGTGGCCGAGGGCTTCGATGTCGGCGCCTTCATCGCCGCGGGCCCGCGCATGAGCATCAAGCCCGCCATCGGACAGCCCACGCAGGAGCCCTCCGTCTGGGCCACCGACGACGCGCTGGCGCTCACCTTCACCGCACGCTATGCCGAGGACTGGCGCTATTGCGCCGCCTGGGGCAAGTGGCTGGTGTGGGACGGTCGGCGCTGGCAGGCTGACGAGACGCTGCTGGTGCACCACCTCATCCGCGCCATCTGCCGCGAGGCCGCCCTCAAAGCCGACTCGCACCGGCTCGCGGCCAAACTCGCCGCCAGCAGCACGGTGGGCGGCGTGGAGCGGCTCGCCCGCACCGACCGGCGACATGCCTCGACCTCCGACGAGTGGGATGCCGATCCCTTCGCGCTCAACACGCCGGGCGGCGTGGTCGATCTGCGCACCGGGCGGCTGCGTCCGCACGAGCGCGCCGACCGCATGACAAAGCTCGCCACCGCCACGCCCCGCGGCGATTGCCCCCGCTGGCGGGCCTTCCTGGCCGACGTGACCGGCGGCAACGCCGAACTCCAAGCGTATCTGCAACGCATGGTCGGCTACTGCCTCACCGGCTCGACGGCGGCGCATGCGCTGTTCTTCCTCTACGGCACCGGCGCCAACGGCAAGTCGGTGTTCGTCAACACCGTGGCCACGATCCTGGGCGACTACGCCACCAGCGCACCGATGGACACCTTCATGGAGGCGCGCGGCGACCGGCATCCGACCGATCTGGCGGGCCTGCGCGGCGCGCGCTTCGTCTCCTCCATCGAGACCGAGCAGGGGCGGCGCTGGAACGAGTCCAAGGTCAAGGCGCTCACCGGCGGCGACAAGGTCTCGGCGCGCTTCATGCGGCAGGACTTCTTCGAGTACACGCCCCAGTTCAAGCTGGTGATCGCGGGCAACCACAAGCCCGCGATCCGCAACGTGGACGAGGCGATGAAGCGCCGGCTGCACCTGATCCCCTTCACGGTGACGATCCCGCCCGACAAGCGCGATGGCCGGCTCACCGACAAGCTCCTGGCCGAGCGCGACGGCATCCTGGCCTGGGCGGTCGAGGGGTGTCTCGCCTGGCAGCGCGAGGGGCTCGATCCGCCCGCCATCGTGCAAGCCGCCACCGAGGAGTACTTCGACGAGGAGGACGCGATCGGCGACTTCCTCGACGAGGAGGCCCAGCGTCACCCGCAGGCCCGCGTGGCCGTGGCCGATGTGTTCCAGCACTGGCAAGAGTGGGCCGCCCGGCGCGGCGAGTATGTCGGCACGAGCCGCTGGCTCGCCCAGCAACTGGCCAACCGCGGCTTCGAACGCACGCGGCTGCACGGGGGCACCAAGGGGCTGGCGGGTCTGTCCCTCAAGCCCAAGGACTACGGCCTGCGGTTGCCGTACCGCGACGACTGACCTCCCAGGGTGACCGAAGGTGACTGGCTGCGGGATTGAATCTCTTTACGCGCGTACGCGCGCGCAGGCGGAAGGTTCATTCCCCACGGCGGTCACCTTCGGTCACCGGCAACGACATGAACGAAGGACTGCACCCATGCACACCACGATCCTGGCCCTGGACCTGGGCACCACCACCGGCTGGGCGCTGCGCGGCAGCGACGGCCACATCACCAGCGGCGCCGAGAGCTTTCGGCCGCAG